AGAAAAAAGAACTTATATGGATTATGCGGTTATAGATAGAGACATTACTGTTCAGGAATGTTTCATGCAGGTCGTATCTACATTCGGGTTCTATTATATCCCAACAGAAAAGGATATGATGATTATATGGGATATACTTAATAAACTTCCTCAGCAGGATATAAATAGAATATTCTATAAGAATAATCTTTTCAACTTCGTAGACAATAGATATGTCATGAATAAAATCATTGAGGTTTTATCTACTCTTAAAACTCCATTTATGGATCCTAATGATCCTCCGGAAGAAATTAAAGACTCGCTTGGAGAGGTGTATGATCTTCTTAAAGAATGGGTTTATTATGATCAGCAGTATATGGATAGAATTGATAGAGCATATAACATGTACCGTTGCGTTTCTGTACTTACCGATACCGATAGTTGCTTTATAAGTTTTGACGGATGGTATAGATATATTCTCGACAAGATTTATAATATTCCGATGAGGATTAAAGAAATCGAAATGAATGAAGATACTGGTGAGGTATCACCCGCAGAACAGATTAGTTATGATTACGATTTCTATAAAGATGAAATCATTGAGTTAAAACAGACAATTCGTCCAAATATAATCGGACCTGGTGTTGGTTTCAGATGTTCTATTATCAATATTCTTGCATATACAATGGGAAAATTGTCCATAGATTATATGTATAAATACTCAACAAACTCTAACGCTACAACATGTGCCGATGGTTCTAAGAGAGCATCATATTATATTCTTAAGAACGAATTCCAGCTTAAAAGAGCTCTCGTTACAGATAATAAAAAGAACTACTGTTCGTATCAGGAGCGACAGGAAGCAAGCATCATCCCTGCAGAAAAAGCTCTTGATATTAAAGGTATGCCTATCAGAAAGGTTGGAATACCAAAAACAACAAGACATGCTCTTGAAAGTATATTGTTTGATTGCATATTAAATGCAGGAGATAATATCAGTCAAGTTGAGATTGTTAAGAGACTTGCAATATTAGAAAAGAGAATTTATAATTCGATTATGGCAGGAGATAAGGAATTCTTTAAACCTGTTAGAATTAAGTCTATGGCAGGATATGACGATCCAATGGGTCAGTTCGGAATAAAAGCATCCGTTGCATATAATGAATTAAGAGACGCCAACGCAGAACCTATTGACCTTGAACAGAGAAATAGTATATTGGTGGTTAAGACCGATATTACTGATAAGAATGTGGATATTATTAAAGACACATTCCCACATCAATACGAAAAAATGATAGCATTATTGAACGATGAAAACTTTAAGAAAGGCATTACTAAAATAGCATTACCTGAGAATATAGACGTTCCAGAATGGCTTAAACCTTTCATTAACTTTAATGAGATTATTAATGATAACTTAAAGACGTTCCCAAGCGAAGCTGTCGGTATTGATAGGCTTGATAAAGATAGTGTTAACTACACAAATATCATTAGACTCTAATACAGTATATATTTGTATATTATAGTGGTGAGAAGGAGCAATCCTTCTCACCAATTATATTTTGGAGGTAAAGATTATGACTATCAAAAAAACCCTATTAAGAGATCATATGGAAAAAACATGTAAAGATCTATGGAAAGGACATGAACAAGTTGCTCAAGAGTATGAACACTGCTTCCGTGGTAAATGGGTATCTCAGATATTTAATTATCTTAATGGCAAGATTAATAAAAATCGAGCAGCTACAATCGAAATCGTAAACGAACCCTCTAGACCCGACATAGGATGGTCAGGAGCTTCAATCGTGTATATAAATTATATACAAATCAAGTTATTGATGAATACAACGTATGGTATATCATCTATACTGCATAATCATCAATCGTGCGTGAAGAATCAAACGCTAAGACTGATGAATATGGTATTTGATGTTATCGCACATGAATTATCACATATGGATCAAGCGATAGACGATAAAAGATACAATTCTGATAAAGAATATAAGAATTGTATAGAGAATGCAAATATGTTCAGATCATATAAATGGATCGTTGATAATTTTGGTTCTCTTAAAAAAGAATTTCCTTATCTCGATTTTGAGTATTTCAACGATAAATTGAATAATGTCGTGAGCAATATTCCTTTTAACTTTGAAAACCCAAAAGAACATATTGTGAAAATAATCGATAGATATTTTCAGCTCTTCATTAATGATGCATCTCTCGTCCCATATTTATCTTATGATATAGATAAATGTACATGGGGTGATTTAATTATTGGTACTAAAAGGTATCCGCTTTCGGATCAAAAAGAATGTCTTAATGTAATTAATGGAGTCATCAATTCATTCCTGTATAAATATAATGGTAAAAAAATTCCAGCAATTATATACAAATATACAGACTCTAATATACTTGACATTGCAGTTATGTTACCTAAGGACTTATCATAAATGTATCTAAACGGGGGCGATTAGCTCCCGTTTATTTTTTACCCTTTATTTTTTAGGTGAACATTATTATAAATTACCCTATTCTATGAAGGGAGGATTTATTATGCTTAAAATCAAAGAATATGCTAAGAATGTAGGTAAATCTGTAGTATATACTGCGTCTGAAGTTCTTGGAGAAGAGTATAGTACCGTCAAAGACTTTACTACGACGAATCAAGAAATTTTTAAAGAAGCATATGGTGCTGTAAGAGATTACCGTACAACATTCGCAAGAGTTAAGAAAACAGTCGAACAGTCTGATGTCTATGTTGCTGCTAACTTAGACATTAAGAACTTGTTCGAAGATATTAAGTCGGGTAAGTTCTATAATAAAGAACGAGACCTTGAATATGAGAGCAAATTCGGCGGTGATCTTGTAAAAGACACTGGCTGGGATATGGATAGCGAAGACTTTGACTGGAGCGATAACGCTGATATCACTGCAGGAGATAAAGTGATCGCTACTGCTATTAAAAAGAATAATAAACTTTCGACTGCTATAATGGCAGACGTTATTACTACTGGAAACAAGGCTATTGTTGATACATCGAGAGATAATACAACAATGCTGTTTGTTCAGCAAGAAAGATTAATGAATAAATTTGGAGGTAAGCTCGATACTATTACTTCAATCATGAAGAATCAGAATGAAGCTTCATCCAAGATGCAGAGTCAGCATTTCCAGAACTCTGCAAAGTTTATGACAAATATAGAAAAGAAGACCGATAAGATTGTCGCTCAGTTGGACGAGATGTTACAAATGCAGCGTCAGGTATATCAGTCTCAGAATCAGCAAGAAAAAGAAAGAAAAAGAAATACTGTAACGGATATCGCGTCAAGTGGTATCCCTAATCTTCGCGAATATGGAAAACAGATAAAATCTAATGCATATGATTTCATCAACCAGTTATCTGGTGGCGCCCTTCAAATGACAGGTGCAATGGAAGGAGCTAATATCTTAGCGATGTTTGCTGCCAGTCCATTAAAAATGGCTGTCGAGTCGGTAGTTAGAAAATCTATAAGCTCAGAATTTAAATCTGCTTCTAAGGGATTTAATGAAAACCTTAGGGGATCATTCTCAAATTTAATGAGTAGAGCTTATAATGCTCGAATGAATGATGAAGATAAATTTGCACAAATGTTAGGTTCTATATTTGGACTTAAATTTGATAAAGAGTCCGATACTATGGATACTGGCAAATTTAATAAAGGTCCCGTACCATTCGATGGTATAACCAAGAAAGCAGTTACGGAAGTTATCCCTTTCTATCTTAGAAAGATGACTTCTATGATTACAGGAGAAGATGAACAGATCTTCGACTATAAAACTGGAAAATGGACAACTGTAAAAGCTGTTCAGAAGAGGCATAATGATTGGAAAGATGCTGGCCATAAACAAGCATTTGGCGATATCCTTTCAGTTATGCATGAATCTATAGGAAAGAGTCCAAATGCTGTTATGACATCTAAGTTCAGTCAGGATCGTCTGGATGAACAAATGGACAAATTCCAGAGAGCATTGTACAGAACTAATGGTGATTTCAATAGTATTCTGAACAAACCGATGGAATACGGTCTTGATTCTGATTTTGTTAACTTCATTAAGAAAATCTTTAGAGATAACGAATCTCAGGGACAGTATTATTATAAGACTGAAGAGGTTACTGGTGCTAAGGGTAGAACTCGTACCAAAGTTACTGGTATTGACAGATCTAGAGGTGCTGGTGGTGTAAGAACAGGTGTTAATGTTCGTAATGCTATTTCTAATTACGCTAGAACCGCATTCGATACTAAGGCTCAAAGGGCACAGACCTTTAGAGATATGGAAAGAGATCCAGATATTCTTGAGAGAATACTCTATAGTGAAGGTATCTTAGGTGATCCTACGAAGGATAAGAATATTATGGGCGTTCGAAATCAGCATGGCGATTTTAATATGGAACGCGCATTTAAATCTCCATTTGCTCAAGCGATGCTTTATGTGCAAGATAATAACGGATATAACTTATTTGATTATCTTCGTCACATGAAAATTGATCTTTCTGCTATAAGAAATAATGGATTATTTGGTCTTGGTTCTACAACTACAGACACATCAAATATGATGGAGTTTGAAAAGACTAAAGACTACAAACCGAAGTTTAATTATAAATATGGCGGATCAGGTCGTGAGAAAGATGAGAAACGAAAAGCTCGTGATTATGACAACTATAATCAAAAATATATCAATGCTGTAAAGGAATGGGAAGAGAAAGGTAGAATAGGCCCGAAGCCTCGAAAAGCTGAAGATTATGTTGACCTTGCCGGTTTTATTGCTGATCAGCATGATAAACTTGAAAGGGATCTTAAGAAAGATTTCGACAATAATAAAAAGAATAAGAAAAATATTTACGATACTCTTGCTGACTGGGGTCTTATGACTAAGGAAGAAGCTCGTAAATATACAGATAAAAACTTCGACCCTAAACGTTCCCTTACGGAACAGCTTAGAGGGGAAGTTGGAGGAATGAGCAAACTCGCTATTCTGGGCGATTATGCTCGTCAGATGGTTCAGAAACCTTGGGAAGCTGCTACAGATGCTGTTATAAAAACAGACGTATGGCTTCATAATCTTTTCTTTGAGCACGCTTTTAAACGTACTAAGGAAGACGGAGAAGTAGTTGAAGAAAAGGGTCTTTTCGGAATGATGAAAGAAAAGTTTAAACAGGGCTTTGAAG